TCAGCAATATCAAATTTTATTAAAATACGAGAAACTTTGACATTACCACCAGAGGGACTCATTGCTTTTTGAACCTCTAAAATTTCATCTCTACCTGCGTTACTACTACCACTAGCCTCATAAATCGTTGTATCTATTTCTGGAAAAACAAAATAATGCATTAGTTACCTCCTGATGTATTACCAACTACCCTACCTTCAATATCGGTATTTGGAAATTTTAATTCGAAACAACTTGGGTCTAACGATGGATATACAATTCCATCTTTTGTAGCACCATTAATATCATAAGCATTGCCTGAGTAACCACTACTTGCCTGAAACTTATTAGTGATTAATACGGAGTGTCCATTAGGATTATCTTCTTCAGGAGGAACAATAGCTGATACTCCATCAATTAATGATAATTGATAAGCTATATCGGCTAAAACTATTGGTTGTCCAATCTGCCAGTTATCAACATTGAAGTAGTCTTTTACTCTTTGTATAGCTTTTAAAACAACTTCTTCTTTATTATAACCAACTCTTGTAAGTAAATTAAATTTTACTCCTACATTAATTACAAAAGCATTCTTTATGTTTACAGCATCAGTTACCATTCTAAACTGAGTTAGATATGTTTGTACATTTTCTTTAACTGCCTGATTTACTGTTGTCAATTTTTTATTTGCATCAAACCCTAATAGATACATATTAAGAGCTAATGGATTTGCTATACGAGCGTCTGCATTAGCACCTGATTTACTATCTAATTGACTATCTTGAACGACATAGGCTTTTGCTACATTACCAAACTTAGGTGGTAGAGCATATACTCTCGTTATGTAATCTTCTTTTGTAACCACTCTTTGTTGAGTTTGAAAGTAAGCTAATGCGTTATTTTTTACTTCGATAATACTTTCAGCACTTCTACCACCAGCCGCAGGTAACGGATTATTTTAGTTGTCTGTGCTAAACCTGCATTCAAACTTGTATCATCTAATTCTATATTAACTGATTGTATACTCCTAATACTGTTAGCTCTTACGTTATTACCAACACCACCACCATATCTGTAAGTGATAGTTAATTGTGTGTTAGATGGAGCTTGTCCGTATGCTTTAGTTGCTAAAAAGTTAGAAGGATCGAAAGCTGTATTTAGGTAAGTTGGTGAACCTGGTAAAGAAGAACCAACACTATCTGGATTAGGAATGATTTCCTCATCAGGACTATCTGATGTTCCTGCACCAAATCTTAATTCCGTTTTACCATCTTCTCTAATAAAAGTTGTAAATCTTCTTGATGTTTTTAAAAGTTTTAGTAAGTAGGGAGCTTGGTCACTGTATACATGAAGTTGGTCATCATTTTCTACCTTATTCTCCATATCAGTAAATATTGTATCTTGAGCTAAAAAGGGAACTTCATACCAATCGTTACCATCACTATCTTTACAAGAAATTATTTCTAAAACATTTTGATTTGCTAAAGCTATTCTCTTATATTTTTCAGCTGCATTAAAAGTAAAAAACTCTGTTACAACAGCCCCACTTGAAGCTCTTACACCTTTTTTTAATAAGTAAGTAACTGGTATATTGTTAGAACTTTCGTAAACTGTAATAGTCATCGGGTCATAAGAACTTGAAAACTTAAAGTTACAATCCTCTGTTGTTATAAAAGATACTCCTGTATCTGATTGTATTTCCATTCCAGCTTTTAAACTCATCGCATAGTTCAAATCAGGTTTAGTGGTGTAACTAGCTCCTGTTCCTGTTCCGGTTGCTGGTACTGTTTGAAACACATCGATATCAGTTGTAGAAGCTGAAGATAATTTTGGTTTGTATCCTAAAGACTGAGCCATATTGTATACTGTTCTCTTTTCTTCAGCAAATGCTAATAGACTTTCTTTGAATTGATTATCAACATAGTATGAAAGTACATCACCAACATAAGATGCCATTTCAATGAACATCATGCCTGGTGATGCTTCATTAAAATCATTATACTGATTTGGAAAGTATATCTTAGTAAATTCTATTAGGTTATCTTTGAAAGATGTAAAATCTTTATTTAGATACCTAACTTCTTTTACTGATTTCTTTGTTACTGAATATGGCATTTACTTTCTCCTGTTAACCAATATTGTAATTTGAAAAATCTAAAGTTAAATCTTCTTCAGAGGTAACATCGACATTAAGAGTAAATCTTAAATTGACAATAGCAGTAGACATATTTTCATCTGAAAAATTGGTTTCAATATTTACAATATTTATAAATGGTAAAAATTCACTCATAGCAGCTCTAATCTCTTCTTCGACTCTAGCTTCAAGGTCTGTATTTTCTTGTGAGAAAACTAAAGATAAAAGATTAGTTCCAAATGTAGGATTACCTAATCTCTCACCTTTATTAGTCAATAGAAGATTCTTTATATTAGACCTAGCTTGTTCTAAAGCTGTTTTAGTTCTCTTAAAGTATCCATCTGGCGTATGAGTTAAAGGTAACTCTAAACCAATAAAAGTATCTTCATTTAAATCGTTTTCAATAACACCCATTATAATTTACCATCCTTCTTCTTTAATGCGTTCATTACACCTCTGTAATCTTTTGTTAAATCTTGCATTACATCTTGTACTGCTTTGTTTGAAGTATCAGCACCAGCTGCTTGTGCTGTCTGCATAGCTCCCATCTTTCTCTTATCTTCAGCACTAGCTGCTATTCCACCATAACCCATAGCATCTGCCATCCTTGTACTATCAAAAGTTTTATTACCCATTGTTGGATACTCTTCAAACTCTTCTCCACGAGCGGTTTCATTTAGTATCTTGTTTAAAGTTGGGTTTTTAGTATAACTTACTTCTTCAGGCTTAGACTTTTGAGGAACAGGTTTTGGTATTACTTCAGGTACATCATTTACATTATTAGATATAGCCTTAGCTCCTTCACTAATAAGTATCTTTCTTACCTCTTTTTGTACCTCTTGTTTAACTATTTCTCTAATTAAACCTACGATTTTTTTAGTGTTCGACATGATAACTCCTATTTATTATAAATATTAAGAATTTAATTTTCTCTTTCTTTGCTCACGCAAAGCTTTCTTTTTTTCTTGTTCTGCTTTTACTTTTTGTAATTTTACTTTTGTTTCTTCAATAAATTTTTTAAAATTTTGTATTAAGTTTGGTGTTACATTTAATGCATTTTTACCTTCTTCAATTTCTTGTTCAACCTTCTCTCTTATAGTTCTTTGAACTAATGCTGTAGCAGCAGCAGCTGGATTAAGTGCTGATGCCGTAGCAGCTGCTTTCTCACCAACTTCTGCGACTTTAGAAGCAGCATCCAAAGTTGTTATAACTGAATTAGCACTTTTTATTAAACCTTGTATTGTTTTTACTTTAGATTCTACATCATCTATTGTAGCCAGTATGTCTTTAATTTGTTGTCCTTGTGATTGTCCTTGTCTTGTAGCATTTATGATTAAGTCTATCTTAGCTTCTATTTCTTTTTTAGGCAAATCAAATACAGATTTGATGGTTTTCTTAATTCTATCTGATAAAGCGCTCATGATTATCCCCTTACACCTGCAACTTCAACTATTGGTTGTACTTCACCTTCTACCTCATTTATGGAAGTAACTTCATTAGATTGATTTTCTGCTATATAGACTGTATCGCTTAGTATTTGTGGTAAAATATTTGTAGATATGTCTTCAATATCTTTTTTTAATACTTCACCTGCATCTGCTATCTCGGCTACTCCTGTAGCTCCTGATGTAGAGTTAGAAAAGCTTGATATTGCTGATAGTAATTTTTCAAATAAATCTTCTAATTGATTTCCCAATACCATAGGATTAGTAGATTCAGCATCACCTAATGATATTCTACCACCAAAAGCATTTAACCCTAATTCTAAATTTATTTCTTCGTTAGCTGATAGGTTTAGGTTTCTTTTAGCAAACATATGTATGTCTGTTTTTTTGGAATTAAAAACCAATCTATCAGAGTTAAGTGTAATCATGTCACCATCTAATACTTCAGGTGTTGTTAGATTGAAAGCAGCTGGTATCAAAGCATCTACTTCTCTTGCTGGACCTGATGTGATAAATATAGAAGAACCATCCGCATTTATATTTTGTAAATGGGGATAATGTTCATCTTGTATTTTTTGTGGTGGAACAGATTGCCTGTTTGTAATTTTTATATCAGGATACTGATAGAACGGATCGCTACCAAACTTTATACCATTACCAAATCTACCATTTATAACCACATCACCATATTCACTTAGTAGATTTCTATTGTGTTCTGTAGTTTGTGCTGTAACCTTTGGGTCTGTAGGAACGTTATTAGCTACGTTCATATTTACATGGTTTCTCATATTCAAAGGTTGATAGTAGTACATCTGATTACCATGTTTGGCTATATTTACTACCTCACCGATTAAAGGGTACGCTACCATGTGAGGAGAAAGTGGCTTTATATAGTCGTCAATCTCATCGCCAGTATCTTGACTTTCTACAAACCTTGCTTTAACAGTTCCTAAGAAAGAATAATCAGGCATTTTACCATTACCACCAGGCGTACTTTTTCTCGGAAAATCTGATGGGTCTAGAAAAACTTGAGTTACGATAGCAGGTTCTAACTCATAAAACTCTACAGCCTCATCAATATTCTCTTTTATTAATTGATAAGCGTCTGCGTAAGTTAAGAATCCTGTTCCATCTGTTCTTCTGTTTTTATTTTTTCT